GCTCAAGCCGAAACTGATAGCCAGGATCAGCCGTAAAGTCTGACATACCGAAATCGCGTGCGTACCGACCATAACCCGGCGCGGTCGTGTCACCCCCGATACCCAGCAACGACAGAAGCTGATTTTGCGCCGTCGTGCCGCCTTCCCGGTATGGGGCCAGATCTGCGCGACTAATGTCGAACATTTCGCGCTGGGCGGCGATGCTCTTGTCCGCCATCGCCTGTTGCGCCGCGGCGCTCTGCGCAGCAGCGGATTCCTGTGCGCTAGCAGCTTTGCTCGCGCCAAACAGGCTGGAGCCTGCGCCTAGAATGCCCGCACCTAAAATGGCAGTTTCTATACCCATATCACTTGCCTTTCACCAGCGCGCCGTCTTCGCGGGTCTTGAATCCAAGACGGTTGAAGATGTCATACATGTACTCATGCCCCGGCATGATTCGCGTGTGAGCGTTTTCATGCGCGAACAACTCTGCCAGCACCCCTCGCGTCGCCCACCGCCGCCGCCATTCCGGCAAGATCGACACGTGAACTTCGCCATCCCTAAAGTACGCGGCTCCAACACAAGTATCGTTGCGAACTATAGCCTTAACGTCCCACGTTTGCAAAAAGTCTGTGTATTCTTCGTAAGAGATTGGCTGAGACCAATCCGTAGCCTGAAAGCCGATTGCCTGCGCCAGATCTCGATCATCTACTAATCGCGTCGCCATTGGTATCCTACGACAGTTGTTTCACAAACGACGGAAGCACTTCAGTCTGCGCCCGCACCATCTCGTTGCGGAAGCTTTCAGTTGCCGCAGCGCCCTGCCGCGCCTCTTTGGCGACTTCGATCTGCAACATGGGCATGGCAGAAATGGCGCACATCCATTCGTCGATTTCTTGCCCCGTCTGTGGGTTCGTCCCGCGCAATTGCGTGAACCAAGCGCACTGGAGTTGGACGCAGTCCTTTTTGATGAGCGGGCAGAACGTGCCGTTTTTGAGTTGCATCGTCAGTCCTTCGTCGCGATGATGACATCGACATACTGGACCGCAAAGTCCATAGCCGTACCGGACCCCGCGCTATTGATCGTGATGCCGGTCGTAGACGAACCAGACGTATAAGAACCAGTGCTAGGTGAATTTTGAAGTTCTTCATATGAACCAGGACCGCCGCCGCCGATCTTGAAGGCAATCTGATGTGTGTGGCCAGGATCGGTCACACCATGCGTATGCGCGGGCATGTTAGCCGTCGTGATGGTGCGGGCCGTAAACACAGACGAGAATGCTGTCGTGCCGCCGCTACTGGCGGTTCCAGACACTACGCGCAGCGCCTTATCGTTATGCGTTGTGGATTTGGTCCAACCAGTCGGCGCAGCAGTCTGCGCGAACAACATTGCCGTACCGCTGGGCAAGTACGCCCATGCGCCGGTAATGACGCCAGGCGCAGCAACATCTAAAGCAGATGCAGGTGTGGCAGTTCCAATACCAACGTTACCGTTTGCATCGATTATGAACGGCGTGATGTCAGGGTCTGTCGAATCCTGTACTCGTATGACCGGGCCAACGCCGGTCTGCGTAATTTTTAACGCGGGCGTTGTCGTGTTCGAGTCAATCGTGACGCTGCCCGACAGCACCGGAGACACGGCGGACGTAGGGGCAGAGATATTGTCAACGGTCCATATCAACGCGTCGTCGGCATCTTTCAACACAAACTTGTAAATAGCGCCGCCCAGCCAGACGTTGGCTTCGCCGCGCGTATCTAAAATGATTGGATTGGTGTTGGCTTGTGATCCCGATGAATCGGTGTACGTCGCCTGTAGCGTGGTCGTGCCAGCAATGTAGGTGTACAATCTGCCAGCCACCAACGGCTCGCCAGCCGAATTCGTAAAGGCCATCTTGGCAGTGGGTGAAAGAACAGCCATTATTCACCTATATTCGAAGCTACGGTCAAGATGACCGATGGGATGGCCGGAACTGGCGCAGAAGCCGGTAGATAGGCTATGCGAACGTTTGTGTTGGTAGTAGACCACATGAGCCTGAAATAGTCACCCGCGCTCATGCGGATGACGAAATTCCATGCGGCGACCAGTGCGTTATTGGAACCAGACAAAGTCAGTTTGGTCGCGCTGTCCGGCACAGACGTTCCATTCACGTCCGCCCAAATGAAGACATCTTTGGCCGACGCGTTGGTGCTGACCAACTGCAACGAGAATTGAATGTTATAGGAGCCTGTGCGATCCACATAGACACGCGATGTCGGCGTACCAATGCTGACTCCTTGGGTTAAGCTGGTATTGTTAAGCGTGATTGCGTAGGCCGTGTTGGTAGCGGCTGCTGTTTGCGTAGTGGTGTCGTAAAACGCGCCGCTACGCAGTGATCCGCTTCCAAGGATAGCGTAAAGATTGTAGAAATACCGATACCACGCCCGCGTCACATAGTTTGTCATCGTGTCCCAAATCGGAACACGCGGAGCCGGTATTTGCGTGATATTATCAGGCATTGGTCGGGCTCACGATCAGTTCCGCGCCCATGATGGCGATCTTGACCGGGTCAGTCCCAGATACCTCGTATACACGATCACGAATTTTCATGGTCATCCCAAGCCTGCGCCATAAGACGCGGTGGCCTGTTTCGCCAATTCTGCCCATTGACCGCCAATGTTCGTTAGACCAAGTATGACCACCGTCATCCGACCAACGAAGCATAACTTGCGGATCTGCGCCCTGCGGCGCAGTAGCCGGAACCGCAGGTATTTCTGGTACAGACACTGAGACAAGCGCCGCCTCAATAGGTGCCGAAGATATAGGCCCGCTGCATATGCTTCCGGTAAGCCCGGTAAACGCGGGGATGGCAGGCGAACCTGTGGTGCTACCGTCCAAACCAACGCCGACTTCGCAATCAAGTTGCAAACTGTGTTGCGTTGTGCGACGCAGATTGTTGGCTCCGGTGGGCAACGCTCGCCACGAACGCAGCCATTTTTGAGTCGTACCCGCTTCAGTATAAACTGTTGGATCATAGGCGTAAATTGCACCAGCAACATAGTCGCCAATGACGATTTCGCCGTTAAACACCATCTGACAATTGCCGCGATGACGAGTGAATTGATTATTTAGCCAGCCAGCGCGCTGGTGCCACATTTGCGTGGCCACATCGTAAACCCAAGTGATGTCGGCGCTGGGAAAATTCAGCACGTAAAACGAATGGCCATCCTGCTGGTATGTGTAGGCCACGGCATCAGAAATGTCTTCGTACTGCTGAATTTGCCATTCAACTGAATGCGTTGAGATGCGGACGCCCGCATAACCGTTGGAGCGAAACACCATACCGCGCCCGCGAGCGTCAGAACTAAGCCAGAACACGCCATTGTCGAGCTTGGCGACCGAAAAAGGCGCGGCGCAACCGATTTCGATAAACGCGCCTTGAATGCGTGACAACGGAAAGTCCGGCAAGCCAGCGTCATACCAAACTTCGGTAGAGTTCTGTCCGAATAGCCAAACTTCGCGGTGGTCCACGATCAGCGACACCAGATTGTCGGGCGAACCTTCGGCGCTGGCAAAATCAAGCGGATCGACGGATGTACCGTCGTACAACGACGTAACCCAGAATTTTTGGCTGTTAGGCTGATTGTAGACAAAATAGCCGTCGATAAATCCGACCGTCACCGCACCATAAAAGTCAGGGTCAGTGATTTGCGCGAACACATCCGTATTGGCGTTGTAGATATAGCCGGTAGCACCAGCAGCGATAAAAAGCTGAGTGCCGTTATCAACCATCGACACTTGGCCCGAGCCCGCAACAACACCTTTGTAGGTGACGTTCCAATTGGTGTCGATCTGGTAAAACTTGTTGCCGGACACCGCGTAACCGTAATTACCAAAAGCCCAAAGCCCACGAATCGGACCATCGCCAACGCCAGCAAGAAAATTTAACCCCGGCGTGCGCTGAAGAAACGCGGGCTCTTTTCCTGCTTCCGGCACGATTTCCGGAAACAGGTTGATCATGCGGTTGTCCGCAGCATTGACACTGCGGGCTACATACGCGGAGCCAAGGATCGGACTTTTCATCAGAAGTTCCCGGCAAAGATGTTAAACCGCTGACGAGTGCTGACAATGGCATAGGGGATCGACATGATGTCGTCGGGGTTGTTGATCCGCTTGAGATTGCGCTTGGAATACATTGCAATCCGGCTGACAGTGGCGGAAGGTTCTACGCCAAATTCGGGGGCCAATTCGCAAGCCAAGTTGTAGCGAAACGCCCGAAGATAACCGGGCGGAAAGTACAACGGCGTTGCAAGGGTGGCAGGCTGCGTCAGTTGCGCCGCAGATATGAAATGCCATTCCAGTATCTTGGTAGGAACTGGATAGATGTGCATGTCGATGTTGGGGTAGTTGGTATTAATCCACATTACCTGTGGAAAAGTGCTGGTAACGCGTTTGACCGCGATGCCGTCATACTGTTGCTGATTAATCAGCTTGATGCCGTAAGAGATGCCGGTCGAGGTGTCGACGAAATATGTCGCGTCGTCCATAAGAACAGGACGATCACCCACAAAATCGCCGGAAGGCCCAAGCGTCTGACTGATAAGACCAGGCAGCCAATTGAACACCTGTTCTTGAGTCGTAAAGGTCGAAAGTTTTTCCGTGCCCCACGAATCAATCATCTGGTTGAGGGCAAACAGCGCGTCCTGCGACGTGGCCGCAGATGGCGTTTCGCCTTCAGCCAAAACACCTAGAAGGCGAAGGGCTCCGTTAATCTGATCCCCGGCTGTCGTCATTGCTGGTAATTCCCTCATTCAGCGGCCTGCGACCGCGTCGCCGGGGTACAAGTTCATTCACCGGTTCTGACAAGTCAGAAGACGGGGTTTCGCCGGGAGTATAACGACTCCAGCCATGCGTTTCATCATAAATCGCTTCGGCTTCGTAGATGGCGACTTTTGTGCCATGAACCGGATGACGCAGATAGATCATGTTCACACTCATGGAAAGACGCCCCGTCTACGGACGGGGCGTCAAGTCATTACGCGACGCGATACAGGGTCCACGCCAAGTCGCCGGTCTTACGGGCGAGGAAGCGGGCCGAGGTAGCGGCAGCCACAGCAGCAGCGCCAACAATGGTCCAGCCAGTGCCGACCACAACCGTAGCGGCATTGGTCGCGCCAGTGTTGATGATCACCACGTCGAAGCAGCTATTGTTCTTAGCGCTGGAAACCAGAGCTTCGGTAAGCGCCACAGTGGGGAGCGTCAGGTTAACAGCCGCACCCGTGTAGGTGATGATACCGGAGGTAAGTTCAGCAGCGGTAAGCGTAGCCGCAGCGGTCTTGGCGACGGGATCGCCTTGAACGCCGAGCGTAACTTCAGTGAGGTTGCCATCACCAAGCTGGTAGCCACCAGCGCCATTCGGAAGAGCCATGATATTCTCCTAAAGAGTTGAAGAGGAAGATCTGGGGCCGAAGCCCCAGATGAAAAGTGGTTAGCCCCACATACGCACGGCCATCGGCGCGCGGATGACAGAGTAGCCATAAAGGACGTCAATACGGCAGGGCATACGATCATTGTTGATGTCGTACTGACGAACAATACGCATCGAAATGCCGTTATGAACCTGACGCGAAGCCATATCCACACCCTGCGGCATCAGCAGATCGGCGGTGCCGAGCGTGATGGCGTTCTTGTTGTAGATAAGGTTCTGCGGGTAGGCCGTCGAAGCCGCACCAAGGAAGGTGATGGCAGCGTTGTCCTGCGGGAACGAATCCACCGTAGCCAAAGCCTGGCTGGAAGTGAAAATAGCAGGCGAAATCTGCACGTCGGTCCAAGAACCGCTAGAAGCGGTGCTGGTAGCGGTGACGACAAACTGTTGCAAACTACCAGTGGTCTGACGGGTCTGCGGGTTAACCGCGTACACGCCAGCAATAGTGAACACGTCGCCAGCCTTGACCGTTGCAGAACCCGTGCCGCCATCAAAGCTGATGGTGGTGGCGCCCTGCGTCGTGACGGTGCCGTTGACAAGGATCGTGTCCGAAGTGGAACGCGAACCAGTCGTGTGCTGGACAATCGACTGAGACATGTTGACTTCGTCATAGCCAAGCACCCCTTCACCCATCATACCGGTCTTGAACTGACGGCTGATCGTGCTGGTGGGGTTGAAGAAGCCCTTCATGCCTTCCACGAGACCGGCGTTGGCAGCGGGGTTAACCGTCGCATAGCGCTGATCCATAGGAGTGGCAAATTCGTTCAGCTTCTGCTGAGCCTGAAGCAGAACGAGCGACGTAGCGGGCGTCGTGCCGGGGGTGCCGACCGAGTTGTAGATGTTCTGATAGGCATTTGCCACATCAGCATCCACGCTGGCCGCAAGCTGGCTGACGCGAGGCTTAAGAACGCGCTCCGCGAAATCATCCAACTGCATGGTCAGTTCGGCAGAGGTGAAGTTCACGCCGATGTGCTTCTGGGTAGAAACCGTCAGGGTCGTGTACTGCTCGTTGTCGTCCTGAACCTGAAGCGCAGCGCCGTTGGTGACGAGAGCGCGATCAGGAAGGCGAATACGCAGCGTAGAGCCGATCTTCGCGCCTTCGACAGCGAAGCTGTCGTCATACTGGCGGTTCACGTTACGCGAAAGCACCAAATTGTTCTCAAGGATCTCCAGGGCCTTTCTGGTGATCATGTCAATCGTAAGAATGCTATTGGACATGGTAGATGCCTTTCAGGCGTGAGGGGTTAGCGAAATTTCGAGGCTGCTTCCAACTTCTTGATCTGTCGGGCTCGTTCAGCGGCGATCCATTCCGAAGTGGTCATCGTTTTGATGGACCGAGGATCGGTGGTGTCGTATGCAGGGGTTCCGCTGCTTCTAGCCGTAACAGGCGCAATAGGCGCTGGCGCACTCGATGCTTTCTTGACCGGGGGCGTCGAAACCAGTTGGGCTTCGATTTTACCGATCTCTTTGGCCTGCAAGATAGGCGGCATACGGGA